GACAGCATCGTTATCGCGCTGGCGTCCGTCAGGTCGAGGATGAGGCAGTTGGTCCACGAGACCGCGCCCGAGTACGTGCCCGAGTACGCGATCGACGCCGAGAGGTACGCCTGCTCGGAGAGGGTGATCTCGCACCTGTCGATCGTGCCCGCCCAGGAGTTCGCGCGCAGGAAGGAAGCCGTGACCGCGAACGTACTACGCCGCACGTCCAGGGCCGCGAATATCGGCGCGTACAACGCCGCTTTGCACGTGATCGTCGAGTCCAAGAGCGTGACGTCCTGCCCGGGCGCGTAGTATGCCCCGCTGATCGCGGTGGCGCTCGCGCCGGTGAACGCGCATCCGTCGACCACGAGCCCGGTCGACTCGCCCAGCAGGTGCAGGCACGAGTTCGGGCCGCTGTTGCCGATCGTCACGCCGTTGATCGTGAGGCCGGTCGCGCCGTCGTTGACCGTGACCGTGTTCCCAGAATAGAACGTCACGGTCGGGGTGCATCCGGGGGACACGATCCACGACTGGCCAGCCAGGGCGTAGATCGTGACATGCTCTGTGTAGGTCTCGGAGTCGCCTGTCTCGACCGTGTCCCCGGCGCCGCACGCGAGGAACGCGCTTGCGTGGTCCAGGTACGCTCCCGAGCCGTCCTGTCGTACCAGTCGAGTTACGGGCATCGGTCAACTCCACTTCGCTTGGAACACACTCCCGACCGCGACCGTCCACGGGGCACCAGGTACAACCGACGTGACGATCCCGCCGGCAAACGCCACGGTCAGGACCGGGACGGGGACCGGGGGCGCGGGTGGCGGGGGCGTCGCGGCGAGTACCAGAGTCCCCGTCAACCCGGCAACCCCGCCAGTCTTGAACCCGATCGCGTCCATGAGGCAATTCGCGACTGCGCCCGCGGACTGCATCCGGATCTCATGGCCGAACGCATCGTACAGGACCGCCTCGCCCTTGGCCGGGATGTGCGAAAGGCGGTATCGGCGGTCCCCGATGACGATTACGACCTGATGATCGGACGTGTCCCCGATGTCCACAACGACCGCATCCGGGCCATTCTGGCCGACTGCGTCCGGGGGGCGGGACGTGAACCCGAACGGCTCGATGTGTTCAACGTCGTCGCGGGTGTCGTCGTCGCCCAAGACCGTAACCTGCACCTGCCGGTGGCCGGTGGTTTCGTCGGTGACACGGACTGCGGCGCGGTCGATACTCACACTTCACCTCGCCAGTAGCCGTCAGCTGGGGTCGTGGTCGAAGGCTTGACGCGCGGGCGGGACGGGGTCGTGCGGTCGGGTTCGGGAACGTACATGCCTGGGAGCGTCATCCCGAGCGTGGCAGTCATGGTCTGCCGGTCAATCGCGAAACCGATGCTCGACAGGACCATGTCGCCCTTGATCCCGAGCGGGACCGCCTCGACGTAACAGAGCGTCCCGACCGCGTACAGCACGCCAGATTCGTCACGCCAACTTGACACCGGCAGGGAGCAGGTAATCGCCCGTCCCGCGCGCGTGACTGCCTCCCAAATCGCGCGCTTGTTGCACTGGTCGTAACCCATCTTCCGCTCGGCAACGATCGTGTGGACGCGCTTCCGGGCAGACCAGTCATCGAACGCAACGACGCGACTCGCCTGCGCGGTGTAGTAGTTCGCATCCGTCCCCTTCGTCTGCCCGCGGACGACGTACTCGGTGAATCGCTTGGAGGCGTCATGGGTAGCGGTCGCGCCCGACTGGATGTTTCCAGGGAGGATGAACGCGGGTCCGCGAGTCGTGCCGGGTCGCATCAGCACGAGGCGTCCCGCTGCATCATCCGTCACGAGCGCTTGCGACTCGCGGGCAAGGCGTTCAATCGCGCTGTAGGCGGTTTCGTCCACCTTCGCGCGGAAGTCGATCCGCTCGGTGTCGCCGACCTTATCAATCACGTCAATGCCGTAGGGCGATGCGAGGTCGGTTGCAATCTCGCCAACGGTCTGCGACTTCCAGGACAGGGAATTCCGGCCGTCCGCCGGGATGCAAGAGCAATCAGCCAGGTCCGCCGTCTTCGACCGTCCGGTGATGGTCAGGGGACCGCCGCCCGCGTTGACCGAAACCGAATCGACCCAGCCGCGGATCACGAGGTCTTCGCCGATCAGGAGGTCGCACGAGTCGCCGGGGTACACGCGAACAGGGTTCGGCTCACCGGGCCAACTCGGCGTGAGGTCGAAGGAAAACGAACGGTACGCCGATTCAAGGTCGATATCGACCCTGCCCGCAGCCATGCCGCGATGCTCGTAGCCGCCCGTGATCAGGGTCAGGATGTTGCGTTCGTCCACCCTGCTACTCCGTCAGCACTTGGATCGAACCCATGACGCGAATCGGATCTGCGATGTTGTTGCGCTCCAGAATCTCATCCGCTCGCGTGCCGTCGCCGTACAGGGCGAGGGCCAGATCCCACGTCGTTCGCGAGGTCGGAACGTCAAGCGTGCGGAGCTGCGGCAGGGAGGCCGCCTCGTCAAGAATTCCCTGCGCCGCGCTGGTACGGATGTCCGCAAGGGCCGCGAGCGTTTCGGAGTCCAGCGCGTAAGGCTCTAGCGCATCGCAGAGATCCGACAGCAGGCCCGCCGCCGCGATTGCATCGTCTGCCGCCGTCCAGTCTTCTTCGACGCTCGATTCGGTTGCGACCGAGAGCGCGGACAGGGCGCGAGCGACGGCACCATCTACGAGCGCATCGCGGGTCGCCTGTTCCTGATCGGACAAGTTCGCCTGCGAGGCGTAGGAAACCGCGACCGCGACCGCATCCGTAAACGATTCCGCCGCCGTCCGCTGATCCGCTGATTCGGGGATGGACTGGAAAACGCCCGTCCACGCATCGACTTCGCCCTCGGCATCATCCCAAAGCGTGGACGCGCCATCCGACACGGCACGAACCGCATCCGAGTAGGCCGACGTATCCGTGCCCGTGAACTGCCCGATCAGCCCGAGGGCCGCGACGCACTGGTCCTCGAGGTCGCCAGTCAGCACGCGGCGAACCCGATCCGTCACGGTCAGGACTTCGCGCCTCGCTGCGTAAGCCTCTTTGACCGCCGTCCGCAGGTTGTCACCGAACGTCGCCGCCGTTGCCGTTGCAGGGGTCGCAGCGGGTGCGGTAGGGCCATCCTCAACGAACGACGCGGAGAACTCCACGGTATCAAGGGTCGTAGTAGATTCGGTGATGTCGTAGGATTCGACCCGAACCGTGAGTGGGCCTTCGGTCGGATGGTTCAGCAGGCCCGGACCCTCGGATTCCAGGGCCGCGATCAGGCGGGACTTCTTCCCGGCGAGGTCCGGTTCAGCGATGAAGAATCGGAAGCGGTAGCGGCGCGCGGTACGACCCAGGTCCTGCGTAAACGGGATATCACGCTGCGGATATTCCGTGGTCGTGATTCGACGCCCGCCCGAGCGCGACACGTCGAGCACCTCGAATGCGTGCCCCCGGAACGTGGCAATCTGGATCGTGGGCATTTACCACCCCACCATGCGGGTGTGCTTCTTGACCGTCGTCTTGTCTGCCTTGGGTGCTTCGACCGTGGCCGTAGTACCGGGCGGGGCGTTGCCGACGTTGATCGTGGCGGTGACTTCCACCTGTCGAGTCTGCATTGGGATCACGTCCGCGAGGGTCTGGGAGGCTGGGGCTGTGGTCGACCAGACCTTGTGGCCACGGGCAAGGATTGCCTGTTCGCGCGCCCATTCCTCTGCGGCAGCACGATCCGTGAACGCGGGCGCACCCGTCTTGGCAACGATCTCGTCACGGATCGAATCTTCCATGATGCCATCGAACGCCTTTGCAGCCTCGTTCGCAGCCATGAGCGCCGTCCCGAGCGCGACCAGCGCCATGATTGCGGGATTGAGGTTCGCCACAAACGAGGGACCAAGCGCCGCCGAAAGTGCCGGGAGTGCCTTTGCCAATCCTTCTACCCCGCCTACGAGTTTGCCTGCGACGAACACGGAACCCATCGTCAAGAGAATCCCCTTGATCGCCTCGCCGTGCTGGCTCGCGAACTTGAACGCTTCACCGAGGAGGTTAAACCCCTTCCCGAGCACACCAGCGATTGAAGGTCCGTTCGCCTGGACCCATTCCCCGATGCGTTCCAACCCGCGCCACATGTCGCGCAGGAAATCGACCGCCTTACCGACGATCATCTTGCGGTTCGCAGCGACCCAATCAACCAGGCCCGCCGTACCCTTCGCGATTCCGGGGACGAGCGAGACAAGGATATCCCGACCAAGTGCGCCGATAACCGCCTTCGCCTCGTCAATCTGGTCCCCGAGGGCCTCGACGCTATCGACCGCCTCGCCACCCATGACCAGGCCGAGGGCGCGGGCACGCTGCCGCATCACGTCCAGACTCGCGGACCCCTGGATTGCAAGCCGCGCCATGACCGCACCAGAGCGCCCAAACGCGGACGTTGCAAGTGCGGCACGGGTGGCAGGATCCTGGATTCGCTCCATCTTGCGAATGATCAGGTCGAGCGCCTGCGCCGGGGACGCGGACTTCAGTTGCTTCATGAAGCCGATGTCACCGCGCTGCTTCAAGAATGCGAACAAGGTGCCCTGCCCGCCCTTCAACGCGCCAAGGTTCTTGTTCAAGAAGCCGATGGAGCCCGCGAACGCCTCGCTGTCAACGCCAGCCTGCTTCGATGCGTACTGCCATTCCTGCAACGCCTCGACGCCGAACCCGGTCTGCGCCGCGAAGTCCTTCAGTTCCCCGGTCGTGTCGATAATCTGCTTGCCGAGCGTGGCGGCAATCCCGGTCCCGACCGCAGCGATACCACCTGCCCACGCGCCCGCCTTGGCGAGTCCGCTGAAAACCTTCCCGATGCCCATCCCGAGCGTTTTTGTGGAGGCAGCGACGTGACCGATCACGCGGGACGCCTTGTCGTCCGCGCTGATCAGGATCCCGATGCCGAATTTCGCGTTTTTCGCCACGGTCAACGCCTCGCTGCTTCGGACGCCACCTTGTGAGCCGCTTCAAGTTTACGGACCCACGCCAGCAGCTCGCGGGCTGTCAGGGCTAGGATGTCTCGCGGACCCCACCCAAGCAGGGCGAGTTGGCCGTGCAGGGCGTCTAGGTCTGCGGGCCATCGGCCACGAAAGGGCCGAGTGCCGTTTCAATGGCTTTGATGTCACGGGCCGTCATGGATTCGACGCACGCCATCGACATCGACTTGCCATCCTGATCGACCGTCATGCGCTGGATCAGGATCAGGGTCGCGCGGATGTTGCCGCTGCCCTCAATGGCCAACAGGTCGCCGCCGGTGGCCTCGCGCGTAATCGTCACGCGGGACACGTCACGACCAAAATCCTTGACCGGGGTCCGAAGCTGAATCGTCACGGGTTCCATTCTACAGCCCCGTTTCGGTTGCGGTGTCCGCCTGGAGTTCGATGCTGCACTTGCCCTCGGCAGCGTCGTACTCCGGGTCGTTAGCGATGCTCGCGCCCTCGTAGACGAACGAGCGACCGGAAAGCATCTGCAACTCGGCAGTCTCGCCCTTCCAGCTCTTGATCGTTGCCATCGCCGTCGCGTTGTCCATGATCACGGTGGCGGTGAGCTTCGGCGCGATCCACTCGGCCTTGTCGCCACCGGACCCGCGCATCCCCACGACCTTCGTGTACTGGTAGCCGCCGAGCGTGCCAGACACGACCTCGACGTTGTAGACAACACCACGGACGCGCAGAGCAGCAGCGCCCGCGATAACCGTTCCGCTCGCCATATCACCACCTCCAGCCCCGGAAGGGGCGTGCTATCAGGCCGCGATCTCGCCTTCCGTGTACTGCAAGGCAAACTCGGCGAGGGCGGCAAACACGTGCAACCCATTCGCCAGGTCGGGACGGAAGTACACGTTGACGCGGGTTGCGTCAGTGCTGTCGCGCTCGACCACAAGCAGGCTCGCGAACGTGTCGATATTCTCGATCAGTCCACGACGTTCCCACCCGCGAGCCAGGGCCACGATGTCGGAATGGATGCTGCGGGGGGTCGTGACCGCAGCGCCAGGGGCGATATACGTCCCGTCGTCCACGATCTTGACATCCGCGTAGTTCGTCAGCACGAACGTCCGCATTTCGGTCAGGAGCGTTTCGAGCGTCGCGGTCGTCGTTCCGTCACGGTAGGACGCATCCGCCCCGCCCGCGCCGTTCTTGATGTAGGTCGACACGTCGCGCAGGATCTGGACCTCGCCCGAATCGGTCGCATTGAGGACCGAGATCCCGAGGCCCATGAGGACTTCGCGCTCAGTCCAGGAAAGCAGGTTGTCCGCGTGCGGAGCCTTTACCCCAGTCAGGGTAAGGAAGCTGCACGGGCGGGCCGGGTCGTTCCGGTAGCGGGCCATGCAGCGACCAGCGTAAGCGCCCGCGATCTCCCACGGCGGCGTCGGGCAACCGGACATCGCAGCGCCAGCAGTGTGCGGGTCGTTCTTGATGGAGGTCGCGAACCCGGACCCGGAAAGGTCCGCGTAGGTGGACACGTCCGCACAGTAGAGTTTGCCGTACTGCTGGCGAATCGGTCCCCAGCGGCCGGACGTGGTGTCAGCAAGTTCCGCCTTCCAGGCCGTGAGCGCCGTCGCGTCGTTGTTCGCCAGCACGATCGCGCCGAAACGCCGGTTGATCGTGTTCGCAATCGGGGTCGTGTGATCCGGATCCGTTGCGCCAGTCGTCGGGGTCGTGAGGGCGTTCAGGAACTTGTAGCGCGTGCCAGCAGGCAACTCGGTAATCGCGATGCCAGCCGGAAGCGCCTCGTTCGGCTCGCCGAGGTAGTTCACGCGGATGTCGATTCGATTGCCCATCGTGCCCGCGTTGCGAGCCGTCAGCACGACAGCGCCGCCCGTGTTCACGGCGGTTACCGGGTAGGGACTGCCGAGGGTGACAGCCGCCGCCTCATTCACGCCGAGCAGGGCTTCGAGTCGCGCCCCGACCGTGGTAGCCGCCTCGCCACTCGTCACCGGAATCGTGAGCAACTGGCCGGCGATGTAGAGCGAGATCGGGCGCGTCTCGGTCGCGGTGCCAGTGATCGTCAGGGTGCCCGCCGCCTTCGTGCTGCCGTTGTCCGCGAGGCAGATGCCGTAGATATCCGCAAGTGGGTCGTTCGCCAGATACGCACCGACAGTGCGCGCGAACGGGGAGCCGACGCCGCCAAGCAACTGCGCCTGCGCAGCGCCGCCCGTGATGTGAACGAGGGCGTTGGCCGTAGCCGTGCCGCTCGCCACCTTCTGGCCGACGATCAGGGTAGGACGGGAAACCGCACCGGGAGCCGCCGCCTTCCGATTCGACACCTCTGCGTAAAACAGAGGCTGGAGGACCGTCGCGGGAATCGTCTGGAAATCCATGATCTAGCCCTCCTTCTTCGGAGCCTTGGTGGTCTTCTCCACAACCAGCACGATGTCACCATCGGCCAGTCTACGGAGCCAGTAGTTCGTGGACGGAACGCGCATCGGTTCGCTCGGCATGTACGGGTAAGGCCGGTCGGGCATCCGCACCGTGCGACCCTGCGCGAGCTGGACGTACAGGCTGGGCGTTGCCATTACAGCATCCTCCGGTCGGAGACATCCGCGCCGTCCGGGTCGGTCGGTTCGGTCAGCACGTAGAGCGCCGAAAGGGACTCGCTCGCATCCGTGGGACGGCGGGAATACTGGACCTCGACCGTGATCAGCACTTCGCCCACGAGGGCACGGGCTTCCGTTTTGCCCCACTCGCGGGAGATTTCGCCTACGAGCGCGACACGCTCGAACGCCCCGCGCCATTCGCCATCGGTGAACAGCACGTCCACGATGGCATCCGCGAGCGCGTCCATGGTGTCACCAAGGGCAAGCTCGAACGTTGCCGTCGAGCCCGCCTTCACGATGCCCTGGATGTGGAATCGATCCACGCGCCGGGTCAGCAGGGTTGTGGCCGACAGCACGGTTTCCGGCCCGCTCGCCGTGCGAACCGTAACGGCGGGGAGTTCGTCCACGTCCGCGTCGATAACACGCGAGTCGTACACGGACACGCCGGGGAGAACCGCGAGCCGAGCCGCGATGTCGTGCCGGATGTCAGAGGTTGTGAGTGTGGGCTTAGCCATGCTACACCTCCTCCAACGACAGGCCCGCCATTCCCGAGCCGTCCGGTGCAACCCGGGCGATCCGGTAGGTAGTCGCGCCAATCACGAGCGAGTCGTACACGCGCGGCACAACGGGTAGATCGGCAAGGCGCACGGTCGCCAGCGGTTCGGTTGTCGAAACCGGAATGCCGTCAGCATCGGGAGTAACCAGCGTGTGCGCCTCGTCGAATACCAACGTAATGGCGTAGGACCCCCCAGCCCGAGGCGAGAGCGTAGCCGCACACGGGAACGTGTCCCGCACGATGCTGATCGCCCTGTCGAGCTGGGAGGCCCACGACATCACTACACCTACACCGACGCGTAAACCATGACCTGGAACTTGGCCTCTGCGGATTCGGCCGCGGCGACCGTGACCGTGACCGATCCGTCGCCGTTCAGCACGTAGGAGACCACCGGCTGATCATTGCCGCTCTTCGGGTAGCACACGATGAGCTTCCCTCCGACCAACGCCGGGTCTGCCGCGCTCGACCCGGAGGTTGCACCGAGGGCGATCGTCACCTCGACCTCGGTAAACAGGTCGAGCCGCATGACTTTATTCCGCCTAATGCCGCTCGGGGCGACCGAGCGATCGGCGGCGGGGGTGTAGAGCAGTTCGTCGACGCCGCCCACCGCCGGCATCTGCGGGACGTTGGTCGCGACGATGCCCGAGTCGGACTGCGTCCGATCCGCACCAGCGGACTGGATGAGTGTACCCGGAGCAGCCGCGGCCGCCGCCATGGTCGGCAGCAGGTCGTAGTCCGGGCCGTCCGCCACGAGCGTTTTGTCGGCGCCGGCCGCGCGGACCACCTTCTTCGCGCCGGCCGAGGCCGCCGCCATCTGCGGGACGTTGGCCGCGACGATGCCCGAGTCGGACAGAACGCGGTTCGCGCCCGCCGTCTGCACCAGGTTCCCAGCGCCGCCCACAGCGGGCATCGTCGGGTGAACCGTGGTATCGACAGCGAGAGTGACTGTTCCGGTCGTACCGCCGCCAGTCAGGCCGGTGCCAGCCGTCACGCCCTGGATGTCACCAGGAACGCCGTAGACGCTCGCGGCGGTTCCGTCAAGATCGACCATGATGCGGGTCGCAGGCAGGCCGGTTTCGAGGTTGCTGTTGCGGCAGCCGATCAGGTAGTTCGTGGCGCTCGCCGTGCCCTCGACCTCGTGCGTCGTGTTGTTCAGGTAGCAGGCCGCACCATCCGCAGGCTTGTCGCCCGCCTTGAAGGTCAGACCGCAGCACCCGCGCTTGACGAACACGCCATCGGTAGCACCCGCCGTGCCGTCCTCGACGGCAACGAGGCACTCCGCACCGATTATGTACGCCGTGTCGGCAACCACGTTGCCCACGGGCACCGTGCGAATCACCGTTTCCAGGATGCCCTGATTGTACTTCATCGAACACCTCCTTGCGGATGGGGGACCGAAGTCCCCCTCCGATCATTCCGTTAGCCCGGGTTGCTCGCGAAGGCCCGCCAATCGAGAACCTTCGCGCCGAACACCATGCGGCAGTGGTACACGAGCGATTCCGAACGCTCCTCAGCGTACCGCTCGACCACAGGACCATCCTCGCCCTGGAGGTAGCCGTACTCCAGTGCAGCCGGGTCGCCAGTGATCATGTACCAGGCCGAGCCCGTGATGCTCGGGACCACGATGCGATTCTCGGGGGAGAACGGCACGGTCACGGCATTCGCAGCCGCCGTGGGCGAGTAGACCGGGGAGTAGATCTGCTCCAGACCCGTGCGGTACGACGCGCGGATCAGGATGGCCTGCGCGGGCATACCGACCTTCGAGCCGTCGAGGTCCGTCTGCTCGCGCAGGAACCCGTCGAGTTCTGCAATCTTCGTCAGGTCGGGAGCGCCGCCCGAGGTCGACAGGTTTTTGTGAGAGGTGGCGTGGAACAGAACCACGCCATCGCCCATGACCTGATTCCCGGTGATCAGACCGGTAACGATGGACTCGCGGGTGCGCTCGGCGGAACGACCGAACGATTCCGGGATACGCAGGAACGCGCCCAGGTCGTTGTTGAGGATCATTTCCATCGACAGCTGGAATTCCTTGCCGTACTTGACCGCAGCCGACGTGATCGACTCGTCCGCGAACGTGGCGCGACCGTAGTCCGCGCCCTCGGGCACGACCGGGAGATTCCCGATGCCGCCCATGTCCACGATGGTACGGGGCTGGAAATTCACGAAGTCATTCCGGCGCGCGAACCGCTCGAACCAGCGGTACTCGGCGGCGGGCATCCGGCTCGACTGGAGTACCTTTTGCGCGACGTTCGCGAAGATGGCCGGGAAGTCCGCCGTGACGTGCCCAGAACGCTGATGCAGGGCAGCCTGCGCGATTTCACTGCGCGACATGCCACGAACCTTGCCCTCGCCCAGGTGGCGCTTGCAGAGGTCGATCATGGTATCGCCGCGCATCGAGTTCGCCAGCGAGCGCTCCTCGGCAGTCAGCTCCAGACCCGCACGCTGCGACAGGGCGCATTCGACGGCGCGGACGGAGGTCTGCGTCTCGTCGCGCGTCACTTCGGCGCGAGCGGGCTGGATCGGCGTCTTGGCCGAGCGCTCGGCAAGGACGTTCAGAATCAGCGCGCGGACCTGATCCGTGGTCTGATCGGCGTCCTCAAGAGCGGAACGGACCTTGACCGCGCCCTCTTCGGAGCCGTCGAGGTCCAGATTGAGGCTACGGCACAGCCTGCGAATCTCGGACTGACGGAGAGCCTCGGCCTTGCGGGCGGCGCGAACCGCCTCCTGCGGATCGGGAGCCGGGACAACCGGCGTCTGGATGGGATCGGGCATGGTAGCCTCCTGTCTAGTTGCTGCGCCGCGATCCGCCTGCACTGGCGTCGCGGATACCTCACGGGGAATCCAACGGGTCGCGCGGTAGAGGTCAACGCCTCCGTCCCCGCCACCCTGGACGACCGTCCATTCGTCAACGCGGTATCCCACGGAGATACCACGGATGATCCCGTCGCGGATCTTGCCGACAATGTCCTTGTCGGATTCGGCGTCGGACAACCGAACGCGGGCGACGCCCTCCATTCGGCCATCAGCAAGATCGCGGATCTCGACCGTATCGCCAATCACAACGCCGATAGTCGTCTCGGCGCGGGCGATGTGGTCCTTCAGCAGAGGAGCGCCATCCATAAGCGCGGAAAGGTCAGCGCCGCGAAGGTCAAGTTCCTCGTCGTAGTAGCGCTCTTCTATCCAGTCGTACCGGCGCACGCGGGCACCAGTCGACCAAACGATTTCGATGGAGTTGTCCTCGGCGCGGTACGACTGCGGTCCGGTAGAGGCGGCGCGACAAAGCAGACCCGCCTCGTCCCATCGGGTGGGTTCGGAGTCGCGGGCACGAAGGCGATCAGGCGTCGGCGTCACAAAGCACCTCCACCCCGATTATCTTCCGAGGATCCGTTACCGCTGGACTGTAACGGAGAATCGTCATTGTCCGTCGCGGAAGACGAAGCCTGCGCCTGTCCACCGCTCGCTGTGCGTCGGGGGTCGCAGTCCAGGATGATCGGTGGTTGCGCGTCGAACTGCGCGTTCGACCGGCGGATCTCGTCGAGGAGCGTTTCGGGATCAAGCCCTTCCTCGCGGACGGCGCGTTCCCAGGAGGTCAGGCCGTTGCGGATGCGGGCTGCAACAGCCTTGATGCGCGCCTGCTCGTCCGCTTCCTCGCGACGAGTCATGACCCAATCGACCGAATACCCGCCCTTCCGAGCCGGGAGCCTGCCTGCGAGGATTGCCGCGTCCGTCATCCACTGGCCGATGGGGCGGCAGTAGAGCGGCACGAACACCTGCTCGCGGAGGGAGTCCATCAGGGCGCGGCGGGAGATTCGACCCATGCGCCCGCTGATAAACGACACCTGCGACAGGTCCGCAGTCCCCGCCTCGTAGGGCGTCCCCGTTCCAGCCATGATCTCGCGGAGGGTAACGCGGGCGTATTCCTCGTGCTGCGGTACGGCAGGTGCCTGCGGGAAGGTGATCGTTTTCCCCGGGGGCAGGTACGCGACGATACCAGGCTCGAAGGTTTCGACGGGGTAATCCCTGCCGTCTACTACCTTTTCGCCGTCTACCGGGCCAGCGCCGTCGAACCCGTCCGCTGCGCCGTCAGGATCCCCGCCGCCCACGAAGCAGGCCACCGACTGCGACATCCGGCGCGCGACCGAGGTAGCATCCGCCCACCCGTCCAGTTCCCAGAGGCGCTGCATGACTGGCGCGAGCCACGGGACGGCAGTCACCATGCCGGGGCGCGAGGTCGTGTAGCCGTACAGGTGCAGGACTTCGGACGCCGGGACGGGGACGGATTCGGACAACAGGCGCGTTTCGGTCGGGATCAGGCTCGACCAGTTCGCTCCGGGGTGGACCGTGTAGAGGTGGTACGCGCGGCGGAATCCCTCGGTGTCGAATTCAATTCCACCGATGATTCTGTTGTTGCCACCAGTCCCATCCTTGGACGAATCGAGGTAGTCAAGTTCCAACTGCGAAATGGTCAGCGGGATCGCAATCCTGCCAGGCCGGTGCCACTGGCGACGAACGAGAATCCCACCGTCACGGGCGAGGGCCAACGCCGCGCTGAACTGCTGCCCGTAGGCCGTGCCGCACGTCAGCGGGTCGGACTGCGCCGCGAAGTCTTCCCACGCTGCAAGCCATTGACGGTCGAGTCTGTCCGATCCGGTCTGTGCCTGCGGACGAAGGCCGGTTCCAACGAGGTCCGCCGCGAATTCCATCAGGATTCTGCGACCGTGCGGACTGTTGCGTTCCAGGTCGCGCGAGCGGTCAATCAACGAACGCGCACCAGCGAGGGCCTCGGCATTGCCATCGGCGGACGTCGTTACCCAAGAGGACATCCGGCGAGAAGCGGTAGCGCCGTCAAACGCGCGGGTTTTCTGCACGGGAATCGGACGCCCGGACAGCACGCGGGACACGTCACGGCGAACCGAATCAGCGTAGGTCCGCGCGACCCCGGCGAGCGTGCGAACGGTGCCGAGCGGATCCTTGCGTAGTCCCTTGATATCCATCAGTTACCCTTGCCGCACTTGGCGAAGGCGCAGTGCGCGCGACGGTCGATTCTGCGCTGGTAGCGGGCGATTGCCTCGGCGCGAGCGTCAGGGTCGTACTGCACGGTTTTATCCCCGTGCTTGACGAGCGTCACGCCTTCAAGGTCGCTGGACTGCGCTGCGTCAATATCGGCTTGGGTAGGGTCTGCCACGTCCGCCCCCGGAGAAGGGTCGTACCGGGCCGCGAGGATCGCGACTCGGCACCACTCGATTATCCGCCGGGGTTGGTTTGGTCGTGGACTGTAACGGAGGAATGGGGGCGGGGCGCGGCTCGGGGCGCGGGGCCGGTCGAGCGGGTTCAGTGCGGGCAGGGCGCTCCATCCGCAAGCCAGCCGCGAGAAGGGAATGGAGCGCGGCGAGAGCGTACACACGACAGTCGAGCGCCTCGTTTCTCACGCCTTCGTGAGCCTTCCGCCATTCCCACGATTCACGACCGCGCCTGTCCTTGACCTTGCATCGCTTTTCGGATGTCAACATCGCGAAGTAGGCGGCGTCTCGCCCGGTCGGGAAGTGGCAATACCCCGGGCCTTCCTCGGTGATCCGAAGATACCCTTGCAGCGCGTCCTTGGCCGTGTCCACACCGACCGCATGGAACGTGCCTTGGTCCTTGTTGCGCCCTGACTTGCGGACCTTTCGATCCCAGATTGGACGTCCGCCACCTGCCACGCCCTTGATTGCCATCACACGACGACGGGCGCGACCCCGGCAGTACTCGCGGACTGCCTGCGTGCGGAAACCCGAATCGACGCAGACCGCAGCAACAGGAACCTCAACAGCATCCTCCCGCGTCCACGTCCGGGTCAGCACCTCGTCAAGCGCCTGCCACGTGCCCCGGTCGAGCGGGTCAGTGGGGATGACGTAGTAGCCGAGTGACCACGACTCCATCCCGCCACCCCATCCGACAACCTCCAGCTCTAGCCGGTCGTCCTGAACGTCCACGCCAGCAGTAATCGCACGGATGGTCGATGGCAGTTTCGCGGCAGGATCGAACCGCTCGCGGGCCTCAATCGCGGTCGAGTCGATACGCTCGCCCCGGTCCTCCCAAGTGTCTGCGAGGCGGGTGTTGACGAAGACTTTGAGAAGTTCTGTGTCCCCAACCTTGGCGCGGGCCATTGCACGGACCCATTCGGCTACCAGTTGCCGCCAAGTGATCGCACCAGGCGGGGCGTAGAGTGCGTTGATCTTGTAGCCCTTCACCTCACGTTCCGGTAATTCGTGAACCCACGCCCCGTTCGCGAGCAGGAACGCCTTGCGATGCTCGTCAATCTGCCCGGCGCACGCGGGGCATTCGACCCAAGCGCGGAACGAGGTAGCGGTTTCGGGGTCGCCCGTGTACTTCAACCGCTCCCATTCCATCACGAAACGCTCGCCGCAATGCGGGCAGGGGACGTGGTAGAGGGCGCGTGAGCTGGCTAGGTACTCGGTTTCGATGCGGGACTTGTCGCGGATGGTCGGGGTTGAGGCGTCCAGTTCCTTCGACCGCTGCCCGAACGCGGACATTCGAGCGCGGGCTAGGGTCAACGGGTCGCCTTCCGTGCCAGCGCTCGCGGGATACCGGTCGATCTCGTCTGCCAGCAGGACGCGGATGGGCCACGATGCCAGGCGGGAAGGGGCGTTGGCACCTGCCAGTACGAGCAACCCGCCGGGGAACTCCTTTAGCATCAACGTGTTGCCACTGTCGCGGGCGCGTGGTTCCTTCACTTTGTCCCGCAGACTCGGGCAGTCGAACAGGTGCCGCAGTCGTTGCTTGGAGTAGCCCTCGGCGTCATCGATGGTCGGACGCAGCATCATCACCGGGCATGGCGAATGGTCAACGATGTAGCCGATGCAGTTGTTGAGGATTTCGGACTTGACGAGCTGCGCCGCGAATTGGAGAACGACGCGCGGAGTCGGGTCGTGAAGCGCGAGCCGTTGCATCGGTTCGACTGCCGGGGGGAAGCGGTCGTTGTTCCACTGGCCAGGGTCCGGGGTTTCCGCTGTGGTCAGGATCCGTCGAGCCGCCGCCCATGACGCGGGGTCGTATTTCGGCGGGGGGCGGATTCCGGCGGCGCACTCACTCCACAGGTTCAGCATCCGCCACCTCTGTGAGAACCGCGCGGACGAAATCAGAGAGCCATGACCGAGCGGCGGACAACTCCATCCCCGATTCAGCGTGCAACGACTGATGCCGGGTTTCGACTGCGGACTCAAACGCCTGTCGGACGCGGAGTCCGAACGCGCGGCACGTCTTGCGGGCGTCGTCTGCCGGGGCCAACTCCCCACGCTTCTCCAACACCTTCAACCGCTCGCCTTCAGAGGTCCAGTATTCGCGACGACGACGCGCCTCCTGATAGTCAACGTCGCTCGGTGCAGGGTCTGCACGCGCGGCGTGCAGTTCTGCATCGTCAACCGTGAGTGCTGGCGCGGGCGCGGGTGCGCACCGGGGGGCGCGTGGCATCGACGGGCGATTGCAGGCCAACCATCTGGCGTCCGCGTCGTCGTACCTGCCGGCAAGAACGAGGTCGCGCAAAGCGTCATCCATCGCGCACTTGCGGGACACGTCGCCCTTGTCTGCGCCGGGGAGATCGAGCGCCTTGCGGTGACGAACGTAGCCGGAAAAGGAGCCACGATCAGGGTCCATCAGATTGCCTCACTTCGAAAGGCTGGCGCTAGATGAAAACCGCGCCTTGCGGTACCCGCTACCCCGCTACCCCTCTCCAAGGACCCAAAGGCCGGGAGGGGGTGGGGTACTCCCTCGCGCACGCGCCTGATCCCGCGCGCGGTGTATCTAGTACAGAGCCCCTGTAAGGATCTGTCTCTCAATCTACTCACCTCGGGCACCCGCTTCGCTACCGCCTATCAGGGTCGCGCCTGGACGCGATTCCCGATTCAGCCGCATCTGACACGCCTTCCTCTCGCACACCTCGCGAGGTTCGCCCGTTGCAGTGCGTTCGCTCATTTGTCGACCGCAGATCGGACACCGAAGCACGGGCAACCCGCGCTGCCTTTCGCGGTAACGCCTAACACGTTCCCTGACGTGTTCCCGTGTGTCTCCCGGTGCCATCTTCGGGGTACGCTCGCAGGGTAGGCAAGGATCGCTCGACCGATACGACCCACAGGCTTCGATGATTGCAGCGTCGATACGGATCCACACCTGCCCGAGCGTCGGACGTTGCAGGGTTCGTGGACGCCCGTCAATCTCCCGAGGTGCCGCAATGTCGATGTCGATGGAGTCCCATCCACAGAGGACGTAGCCGAGTACTTCTCGGGTGCCGACTTGGTAACGGATGCAGGTGGAGCAGGATGGACAGTCAGGCATGTTTCCCCTCGGTGGCGGGGTATCGTCCTTGCGACGATCCAACCGCGATTTTACGCGGTTCGGGAAAGGGGCGCAAGATCATCGGAGAACAGGTCGGCATCCCTGACGCCCCCTTCCCTTTTCCTGGCCTTCCACCGCTGGCAACTCGCGGGACACTGCCCGCGCCACTTGCACGAGATACGGGCGCACGTCCGATGGTCCCCGACGGGCGTTCCGGGCGGGATTACGACGCACCCGCATCGGTAGCAGCGGAGTTGGTGGAGCGCTACCACGTCCGGGCCTAGCGATTCCGACAGGCAGAACGGGCAGACTACGACCACCTACCACCTCCTACCTCCGAACCCTGCCTTCCGTGCCGCCCTTCCCGCCTTGGAGTACGGGCCGTGCGTGTAGCATGTGTGCCAGCGATCCCCGCAGAGTTCGCGCATGCGGCGGGTGACTGCGAACGCCGTGAGTACCGCGTGGACGGGCTTACGGGCGAGGTCGCGGCACGTCGTCTTGCGCCACTTCGGGACTTGCTGCCAGATACCGCAAGCGCCGGCAGACGACACGGCTGCGGGGGTCCACCTCGATTCCGAGTACGCGAGCCGGTACAGGTCGCGCGCCTCGTCCTGGGTGCGGGCTAGGGCGTGGACTGCGATGCGGGCCACGAGGACGTGCGCTGTGCGGTCCTCGACCTCGACCTCCGGGGACAGACGCAGGGCCAGGAGGAGGAGGGTTGTCGCGGTTGTCACAACAGCGCCCCCTGTTCCCGCGTCGCGGGCTTGATGCACGTCGGGGAGAACCAGATCGCTTCCTCGTCCTTCGTCTTCGTGCTGCCGTATGTCCCGTTGACGCGCGACCATTCAAGGACGTCCCACCCCGGAAGGTCGTAGTCGCCGCGGTGCCCGCAGAGGGCGATCCGCGCCTCGTCCGCGTGTTCCCGACACCAGTCCGCGACGGCGGGCGCGACCGGGCGATCAGACCCGGAGGCGTAGAGCCGCTCGAACGCGACGTAGGGCGGATCGAAGAAGATCGCCGTATCTTTCCCGCCGTAGTGATGATTCAGCGTGCGGGTCCAGTCGCCGTGAATGATGCGCACCCGAGCGAGGCGCGCGGACAGGTAGCGGAACCATTCGATCACGCCCTTCCCGGCGTTTCCCACATGCGGGATCTTCGACTGCACGCCCATCCCGGCGTTTCCCACATGCGGGATCTGCGACTGCACGCCCATCCCGGCGTTTCCCACATGCGGGATCTGCGACTGGACGCCCCTCCCGGCGTTGGAGACGTGCGGGATCTTCGACTGGACGCCCATCCCCGCGTCGGATACCTCGCGTTCGCACCACCCCGACCCGATCCACGCGCATTGACCCCAGACCCACCAGCCCGCGATCCGAGCGTCCCCGGGCCACTCCGGATCGGCGAGACGCGACCGAAGCTCTGCCGTCCGTGTCGGATCCGTCAGCCAGCGGTGCCGAGCGTCGAGATCGACGTGCGAGACGGGGTAATCCGCCTCTACCGCGCACTTCTCGGGCTGGTAGCGGACGCAGCGCCAGAAGTTGGCGACGTAGAAATTCTGGTCCCCGATCACTTCGAGCGAGGCGCGTTCCGGGGCCGCGAGCAGGACAGCGAGCGACCCGGCGAACGGCTCGATATACTGCTTCGGCGATCCGAGGCGTGCCCAGACGTCGGCGGCGATCGTTCGCTTGCCTCCGAAGTAGACGAAGGGCGCGGTCTTGAACTTGGCCGGGATCGTCGCGGTTGCCGTCGTCACTTCCCACCCCCGGCATTCCCCACCTTCGGCACGCCCTCGCAACAGCCGTCGTCGGGGCCGGTCAAGTACCGAGCATCGCAGCGGCGGCGGCAGACCTTTTTCTCGCTCGCCTCGTCACCCTTCGCGGTCGAATACAGGCGGTCCCTCCACGCAACGCAGTTCCGGCAGTAGGTCCATTCGTTCACTTGACACCTCCCGCCAGCATCCGCCGGCCGTACTCTGCGATCAGGAGCGCCGCCGCCCTGCCCTCGTCCTTAACCCGCGTCAACGGCGCGAGCGGGAACAGTCGCCGCGCCACACGCAACCCCACGAGCTTGCCTTCCTGCCGCCTCCGGGCGTGTTCCTTGCGCGCCGCCTTGCACTTGTCGCACTTGCACTTGGCGGGATGGTCCACGCGCTCGACGACGGCACGTTCCGCCCGCGACTCGCCAGAGTACATGACCCGCTGCCACCGGGCTGGGTCCACCCGCTCGACGGGGTAGCCGAGCATCGCCGCCGCCATGTCCACCATACCAACACAGTAGAACAGGCCAGAGGACGACTGCGCCGCGTCCCCGCGCATGTGTCGCTGACGCTCGACCACGATGCGGAACGCCTCTCGACAGGCGAGCGAACGGAACAGGTCCGCGAGGCCGGGGGCGTCGTAGTCATCCCCGATCTGCGGCATGTCGTGGACCTCGTACTCCCCATCCGACCACAGGACGCCGATTGCCCCGGTCTTGCCCGGGTCGATACCGATGATGGCGCTCACTTCGCCACCTCCTTGAGCGCGAACCCGTCGCACTGGATCGGGAACCGGACGTGGAACGCCTCGATCCACCGCGTCACTCCGTCCACGGTCTGCGGGCGGAACGCAATCGACCAGTCGAGCAGGCCCAGGTCGCACGTCAGCATGTCGTCCCTGACGTGGAAGTTGCGGCACCCGGCGCATGGGGTTTTCGGGCTCATTGGGCACCTCCTTTGAAGTGTTCGCGCAGCATCGCATCGAACGCCCGCGCACCCATGTACGCAGCGTTGCATCCGTACCTCGAGGGACCGTAGCCGACGAGTTGCGAGTACAGCGGTGGAACAACCTTCGAGGTCTGCCCCGTCTTCAACTTGCTGTTCAACTCGTCCACCCGCAACGCCCATGCCGTCCCGCGACAGTCGCAGGAACAGGTAGACTCGTAGCACTGGAACGCCAGCGGGGTAGCACGCAGGGTATGGAACCACCCAATTTCCAGCTCGGCGTCCCCCGGGATACGGAACGTCTGAACGTCCTCATCCTCGGTACGGGTCGAGAGTTGGAAGTCAACCCGGATGAACGACATGATCCCGTCCTTGCACTCGCCGCAGTACCGTCGAGCCGCTTCCGGCGGAACGTACCTTGCTGCCGCGATTCGGTCGCGAATCTCGACGAACCGCGCGGGCTCGGGCAGGTACTTGTCATCATCCGTTTCGCTCTTCGCTTTCGCGATCCACTGGCACGTTTCCAACCACTCCGTTTCCGTGAACTCCGACTCCAGGAGGTCGCGGAGGGCTGTAGACCTTTCGTCCGTCAGGGAGCGTCCGAACTTCGCCCGGAGGCGGGAGAGTCCTTGTTGCCATTTCTCGGATAACACGCTCAATCTCCTTTTCGCGACGGGGAGCATTCGGCCGGTCGGGCTCGGTTACGGCAGGGGCCGCACCAGTTCCGTGGCACCGGTCCTGCGCCCTGCTGAACCATCCCGCGATGAACCGCGTCCAGTTGGTCTTCTTGCGGGTAGGGTCCGCGCGAACCCATGCGCGAGCCTTGCGCAGTTCATCGTCCACGTCGATTGCCGGGTAGTCCATCGCCCACGCGCTTCGGAGTTCCGGGGTGACGTTCACCCATTCCCAGGATTCCATGTCGAGGTGAAGTTTGTCCGGCTTCGGCGTCCTCGTCTTGCGAGGCGACGGAGCAGGACGATCCGAAGGATCGTCTTTCTTCTGTTCCTTGTTCCCGGAATCGGAACCGGACTCGGACTCGGCCCCGGAGAACGGCCCCGGAGAACGGACGCGCGCGCACGAGGCTACCCACCCGGGGACTTCCGGCGCTCCCCTGTCGACTAGCGCGCGAATAACCTTGTAACTCC